GCCGGTGTGTTTTACGAATCGTGCGCTCCAGGTAATCCGTATCAACGCGCATGCCGTTGGCCTCCACCTCGGCCAGGGCAATGGAGCCTTCGTGAAGGAGCTTGTATGCTTGTGGTGTGTATGGGATCAAAATGGAATTTCCTTAGAGACACCCTCTTGTGTAATCTCTTCAACTGGGAATAGAGTCTGTCCCGCATTAAGCATCACCATCATGCGGTGGCGGTGTATTTGTGCCTGCCTGTTGTAATGGGGTGTAACAGCATCGAGGTGCGCTGGATTGACGCATCCGGGCACTGCACACTTATGATGCACATCTTCGTTGTCTTTTAACTGGCGCACTAAACACTCGAAGATGAATCTATGGGCCCACACTATTTTCTCTTTGAACCGAAACTGCCCGTACCCTTTATCGTCGCAGTATCCCTGCCAGAGCCAGCACCCCTTGTCGGGGTCTTGCACAACCTTGGCGAAGAACCTTCGGAGGTCTTCCAGGCTTATGGTATGGTTATTAGGCATGCGGATAACGCTCGTTATGTTTCTTACCGAGATATTCAGACGCATCCACTATTGATTGGAACACCGGGTCGGATAGTAATACTCTATCATGCAAGGTGGTTGCCTTATACCCATTACCTACCTGTACAATAGTACCTATCCACATCCACGGTGATGCTTCTTTAGTCTTTGTAAAGACACCCCAGCTACCGGAGACAAATCGTGTTACCATAAGGTCCGCAGGCAATCCCTGTACAGTTACCATCTCATAATCTCCATCTGCCGCTCGGCGACTTTGTACTCTAGCAGGGAGTCCATTCCGTTGTACACAAGCAGGTCGTGCAGATTAAGCTCGTGTATGCGGTTCATTCCATTAGCGTCCTTTGCCTTTAGGTACGGCTCTATATCACTATCGTAGTCGGGGCACCCAAGCAGGACGAATGCCTGGAACTTCACCGAGCAGATGTCGGATCGGTTGTCGATTACATGCGCCGCGAGCATCGTATCCCAAAACCACCCGGATACCCGGTGGCCGAGCTTGGCGAGGGTCCACCTTTCCTCGAACTTGAGATTAGATGCTATTTTACGGAGTCTCTTGTTTTGCAGCACTGCTGAAAGGGCCGGCAGGGACTCGTTGTCGATTGGGCATGCAAATGTATCAGTGCCGTTCAAACAGAATGAGCAGCTTACGATATGATGCTCGGCGCGGTCTGGTTTCAGTCCGGTGGTCTCGTAATCAAACGCCAAGCGTCCGTGTTTGGACGCCAAGTCCTTCATTCGCTTGCGCCCCATTCTGGGGCTGGTAATGACCTCGACCTGCGATTGGAGTTGTTTGACTGTAAGCGTCGGGCGCTCGGCGGTCTCTAATTTGAATGCGTGCCGAAGATGGTCCTTGAACATCCGCATCAGCACAGGATCCTCGTCCATGCGCCCGAGGTACGATGGGTGGTATGTCGGGCAGATGTACGCGCCGTGCCTCGCGCTGGGTATAGTCCACCCGACCCACCGCGTCAAAGCCCCGATGTCCTTCGGCCAGTCTAGAGGCAGCAGCGAGCGCACCGATGCGGCACCCAGCAGCACAATGACCTTTGGCTTAAGCGTCTTGATAGTCTTGAGGAGATTAGGCCGGCACGCGTCAATGTACACATCGTCTATAATGTTGATAGGAGGCCGGCAAATGACCGCGTTTGTTTTCCAACAGTCCTCCAGATCAGTGCCGAGTTTGAGTTCTCGGATTGCCTTCCGAAGAATCTGCCCCGCCTTACCAACGAGCTGTTTGCCTGTCTGATCCTCGTTGAGTCCGGGGGCCTCGGCGACAAAGAGAACCTTCCTCTCTCCCCTTCCGGTAGGTTCCATTCGGGGGGAGATGCACTGTTTGGCGAGTCCACATCGCCCGCACTGGGCCAGTCCGGTTGACTGTAGCTCTTTGCCCTTCCACGATGCTGGATTGAAGAATGGCATTATCTCCCTTTGCCCGTCGTTTTTGTTCGGCGGCATACCGATGTGGCCCGTTCATTCCTCGTTGCCCTGTACTCGACAGTGGCGCGACCGCCAACGGATACAACCCGGAAATCGACGTCATGCACCAGCCCGCAGTCGCAGCATGACTCTCGATACCCTGTCATCACAGGACGAATCCACTCGCCATCGATTACCTGTCTGTACTTCATAGGCTACCCATTGCTAGTGCCTTCTCTCATATCATATATCCCAAACGCTGCGCCAGGCGGCAGTAGGTATGTATGTATTACTGAACTCGAGGCCGACGATCTGAAGCCCATCAACCTCACCCTCGAATACCAACGCAGGACCGGTAAAGATGCCCTTCCGCCCATCACTAAGCGTGATGTGGACCGTCTGCATAAATGGCCCTTTGCTTTTCTTCTTCCTACTCATCGGCGCTACCATCTTCCGCGTCCTCCGTGCCGCCAGGCGAGTCGAGGGAAACCACGAACACGGTGTTGTCGGCGTCGATTCGCATACGGGAGTCGCCGACCGTTACCTCTCGCGTCCGCCCGAGGATGTCCACCAGGAACTTCGGGTTCACATCGAAGGCCAGGTCTTTACCCCGGTACTTAACCTTCCGCCGCTCCTTGTACCACCCGCCCTCCTTCCGGGAGCTCACCTCCAAGATGCCTCCCGCGATGGATACCGATATTCGGCTGTCGAATCCCGCCTCATTCATCACCTCGGCGCGACTTACGATATCCCGCAGGTTGTCGGGAAGCTCCAGCAGCTCGCCGCCGGAGACCTTCAGCATTGTGTCAATGTCATCGTGGTACTTCTCGTGCGAGCACCGCACCGAGAAGACGGTCTCTCCACTACCGAAGTAAATCCATCCCTTACCGATGGAGGCCTTCTCGATGGGAGCTCCCTCGATGGCGGTGATGGCGTCGGCGGGGACCAGGATCTCCTGTTGGAACCCCGTCGGCCCGTCGGCCCTGAAGAGCCTGTAATTGTCGCACCCCTCGATGCGTTGGGGTGCCACGTGTACGCACGTGGTCAAGTATTGGGTGCGGTCCTGGCCGCAGGTACGGCTGGCCTGCAGCATGTGGCCCCATGTGCGGGGGCGGAGCTTCTTCCATCCGTCCGGCGCTGGGACGGATGCAAATGGCAGGAGGAGGTTGGTGTCGCACGTAACGCCTGCCGTGCGCCGGGTGCCCTTGATCACCACATCGCCCTTCCGCCTGTCGATGTCGATTTCCTTGTCGGGGAACTTGGCGAGCATCTTGAGGAAGTCCGAGGACGCCACGGCGGCGTCGAATCCCACCTTGCAAGGCGAGCGGGCCATGATCTCGTCGTTGAATGTTATGACGTCGCCGTCGCTGAAGATAAAGGCGTTCGACTGCTCCAGTACCTCCCTCGGCGACAGGCCGGAACTTACGCTCGCCAAGCAGATGATAAACTCTTTCCGATCTACCTTCATGTGAATCTCCTATTTGCTTTTTGTATCGGCCATGTATTTCACAGGTTTGCCGAGCCGCTCCGCTATGGCAACCTCGGCAGCCACACCTACACTATCGCTCCATCCGGGCAGCATGAGAACCCGGAGCTCGCTGCATGCGTTGATCATTATCTCATCGAACGCCTGCCAGCACTCCCAGCTCCCAGGGATACCACCACAGACAGCTATCGGGTGGCTGTGCGCTATTGGAGAGAAGACCAGCTCGCCGCGGCGCATTAGGTTCGCGGCCACACGGCATGCGGCTTCAAATCTGGCCTCTTTGATTGTCGGATCAGGGTGTGAGTAAGGAGAAGCTAGGTAAATCATATATGGTCTTTCTCGTATGCCTTAATGAGCCTCGCCCTGGCGTTTGGAAACTTAGACTCGTACTTCTCGCTCGGATGCCCAAGCTCGTATCGAGATCCCCCGTATGTAATAGCCACCCCCTTGGGGGTAATGGTTTTGATAGCCGATGTGCATATATGCTGCACTCGCGTGCCTGTGGATCGAACGCCGGTCAGGAATGGGGATGCCATTTCCGGCGCTGTATATGCATCGGCAAGGCTGTGAACCTCCCAGCACATTAATATTGGTATCACTGGGTGCATTACGCCCTCCTGCCCACCAGTTTGTAAGCCCCCTTACCAACATGATGGTACAGCTTATAAGCCGACTTCGTTGAGAATCGGTTGAAGTGGTTGGAGGCCAGATCCCGGAGTCCGTACTTTGACGCCGTTCGCACACCTATTTTATGCAGCTCCCTCGCCATTTGGTTGATCGTGATGGGCTTGCCGAAGTCCATCATTATGGTGTGGAACGCCGACTTTGGTGTAAGGCCCTTTGGCCATACAGCCTGTCGCTTCACCCCTTTAGAATGCACCTTCCGCTCACCTCGCAGTGTTGGCATGGGATCGGTGACGGGAGTGCCTCGAATTGTGGACGCCGGTATACCACCAGACGCACCGGATACCCGCTCAACAAGAGAGATCGCTCTCTCCAGAAGACACGCATCCTCCTTTACATCTACTAGATGGGCATGTAACTTATCTAACAACTGACGGGCCTGTTGACGGGCCTGTTCTTGTCGCTTGCTCATACCATTTCCTTTCTCTTCTCATGTCCTTCGATATATCGTTGCCTACCATACTCACTCACTGTCGTAGTCATTTTGTATGTATTACCCACCGCTCCTTAATAGCGATGGATATTCGTGGCATCCCTTAGTCCAAACGGCCTCCCGTGTTATCTTCCTCGAGTCGCCCTCCTTGAGGTGCCCCACCATTTTAACGAACGGCCGGAACGGCAGCCAGTCGGCCCCTTCGTTCTCGCAGACAATTACCTGACCGGGCAGTGACCGGCACCACGCGGCGAGGGCCTTATAATCAATCCCCTTGGAGCCGTACTTATACGACTTACCTGCCTCCTGGTATGGGGGATCGATGAACCATGTGGCGGGGCCGATCTTTGCGGGGTTGATAGACTCCCAGCTTAGATTATAAGCTCGCCAGTGTTTGATTCTTCGCACCGCCATTGATAAACGCTTGCGGCACTCCTTGCCCCAGCTAGATACACGGGGATCATCACGGGCCCATTGATGAAGAGATCCTGCTGGTGATGCTCCCGCCGCCGCCGCCCAGAACCCAATAAGCCACTTTGCAGCCTGACTCAAATCGAGGTCTTTGATCTTATCCTCGTCCTTAAGCAGCGGCAGCGCCATGATTTCCTCCGGGCTGGCCTTGATCAGGTAATTCAGCACCGCATACACCTGCGGGTTGATATCGTAGAGGATGCACTGCCGTGTGTGGTAGCGGCAGGAGTACCCGGCGGCCCCGGCGAACGGCTCCACAATCGTTGGATAAATTGGACGCGGGTATTGCCTCGCGATCCGCACCTTGCTGCCGAAGTATGAGAACAGCCTTATACCCATTAGATTGTAGAATCCTGTTCTATGTACACCATCCAGCAGCACGTTGATACACAAACCACATCCCATGTTTGGTATGTCCCGTATTCCGCGTGCTCGCCGAGATGGAAATTCATAAGTGCCACGCATACAGTGTCGGGATTATACTCGGTGCTATCCCGAACCCGCCCGGCAAGGATGCATATAATAGCCTTCGCCTTGTACCATACCTTGCGAATACGCCAACCGTAATATGCAGGCATGTTCTTATCGGATACAACCGCCTTGATGATACTCCAATATATCATAATAAGTCTCCGTAGAATCTATCAAAGCACTCCACAAACATAGGCCCTGCCCAGTGCCAGGCACTGGGCCACGTGTAGGCACCTCTCCGTAAGGAAATCGTACTCACGGAGCACCAACCAGTTCAGGCGCATCACGCCCACTTCCTTCTCCAGCTTGGTTTGATTCAAACCCAGCATCCCGGTAACGTGCGCCAGCTTCCGTTTGTCCTCGGAGAAGTTCCGCATGCTCTGCGTCTCCGCCGTGTAGCTCGCGGCGTTGGCCTGCGTCGGCGCTATGACCAGCGAGTGCCACTCCTGGCTTAGCCTCCGCAGTGCCTTCCATGTATCATTCACCTCGTGCCTGGCATCCTTGCGGGATGACTCCGGGGCCAGAATGTCGGCGTAATCAATAATGATTACATCCGGCACGAAGTCCCGCTCGTGCCTCCATCGCTTCAGCACGGCCTCGATGCCCGCGACGTTGATGGATGAATTAGGATACACCGCAACCATAAGGTTCGACTGCTTTCTATTCATGCCGCACGCCCTGGTCCACTTCCGGCATGCCCGTCGGCACGCCCGGTAACTCACTGTCGTTGGGCAGTGCTTGGTCACCCGTATTACATTTACCTTTGGCGCTCCTTTGCCGAGGTCTTCCTCGTCCTGCTCGATCTCATCATCCGACTTCTTCACGAGCTTCCTCGGCACTAGAATATCCCCCACCTGGCTCTGCCACATAGGGAGCGCCGATAAGCGAACGCCCATACGCAGCATGATTTGGGACTCGCTCAGGTCGCCCACCTCGAACACGGCGACCTTCCTGCCATCCCGCAGCGCACGCATGGCGAGCTCGAGGCACCACATGGTTTTCCCCCTCTTCTCCGGACCTTGGATTCCAATGAGGGAGTCCCTCGTAAGCCCCGGATTGAGGAAGGAGCCCGCATCACCTCCGTATGTAATCAGCGGCTCCGCCTTGGCTGCGAAAGCCCGCTCCCATGCGCCGCGGTCGTTGAGTGGGTCGAACCCAACTCCCTGGCCCAAGTCGATGCCGGTGTATTCATCCACGGCCCGCTTGGCGGCGTCGTGGTCTCCCCGGGCCAGCGCCGACTGGAGGTTCTCCTCCACACGCGCCAGGGACCGCATCGAGAGGTATGTACCGAGCTCGTCCACAAGGTGGGGCACGTTGATGGTGCTGGCAGCATCGTACTGATCCGAAAGATAACCGAGCAGGTCGTGTATGGCATCGACTGTGGTATCGGTGGGTTCCTGATTCTCGGCCCATGCATAGTAGATAGACTCAATGCCGCGGCCGGGGGCGTCGTCATACTTGCGGAAGTACTCGATGCACCACTCGGCTATTTGCCGGAAGTGCGGGGATTGAATGAGGTCGAGGTCGATCACGGGATCGGCGGACGCCAGGAAGGGCTTTGAGGTAATCAACGCCGTGATGAACTGGCGCTCGAGACCTGAATCTACTTTACGGCGCTTCATATTTTTCTTCCCATCAGCGTTGGGTATGTATGAATTTTTCCAACGCCCCATTGGAGGGCCATCGCATCAGCTATGCCTTGGAATGTTTTACTTCGGGCGTGCCCCCGTTCGTTCTTAGGCATATTGAAAATGTCCACATCCCATTTACTATGCGTTTTCCCATTGGGGTGTATTACAATATCAGGTCTTACAACATTAGTTCTATGCAGGCGCGGAAGGCCCTTTAGCCACAACCATGTTGTTTTGCGAACGGGATCACCGAAGTAGTAAGGCTGGATAACTTGATCGGGTTTGCGCCATTCTTTAGACATAATGCAAACAGGGTTCTCAATACATACCCTGTCTATCCCGGAGGACGCTATCTTCATAAAGAAATCCACAGCCGCTTGTTGCTCGCCACTCTTCTTTTTCCTTTTAAAGTGACGGGCACCGCTAATCGCCAAATGCGTACACGGCGGGTGTGCGATCATTAAATCCCACCCATCGTCTATATGCTTTAACACATCATCTTGGATATGAGGCCCCTTACTTTCTGTGGGCATGATATCACACGACACGGCATCATACCCCCGTGCGATAAAAGCATCACGAACCACCCCGCTAACCTCGCATGCTATTAAAACTCTCATGCGTGGTCCTTTCCCATCAGCGTTGGGTATGTTTTGCATCCCTTCGTCCAAATCACCTCCACCGACTTCTTGCGGAGCCCGTGAATCCTCCGCAGTACCTGGAACGGCAGCCAGTCAGCCCCTTCGTTCTCACATACAATTACCTGACCGGGGAGGGACCGGCACCACTTAGCAAGCCGCGCGAAGTCGATGTCCTTGGCCCCGTACTTGTAAGCCTTGCCTGCCTCCTGATATGGCGGATCGATAAACCACGTGCAAGGCCCCCACGTGCGATCAATGCGCCGTACTGGTATATCCTCCCAGCTGTAGTTGAACACCGTCCAGTGCTTAATCTTCTCGACCACGGTGGCGATGGACTGCCGGTACGCCTTCCCCCAATACTCAGATGCCTCGCGGGGCGAGCGCTGGATATGTCCCCGACCTATGGATGTGAACCGCTTGCCCGGCCGGGAGGCGTGCTTGACCGCGAACCCGATCAGCGCCCGTGCCGCCGGGGGGACGTCGAGGTCATCAACGCACCCCCGCAGCGGCAACAACGGCAGCGCCAAGATCTCCTCCGCAGATGCATGAATAAGATAATCCAGGACAGAATACACAACGGGATCCTTTTCGTACAGGATAACCCGATGCTTATAATACCGGCAGGAGTACCCCGCAGCCCCGGCGAACGGCTCTATGATGGTGTCATAGATGGGGGCGGGGTAGAGCTTAGCCATACCCGCCTTCGTTCCAAAGTACTGAAAGAGCTTCACGCCTGATTCCTCTTACATAGACTCGCGCCGCGGCGAGATCTTAGACAGCTGTTCCGATTCCATTCGGGCCAACTCCGCTGAACGCAATACCAGCGGGCTCGGCTTTTCTTCATGCACTATCGTCACTTTGGAACCGGATCCTTTAAGCACGATGGTTAGACTGTGCTCAAGAATCCGGCGCTTGACGGCCGGGCCTCGGTCGGGGCCGAGCCGCTCCACCAGCTCATCGATGCCACAGTTGCACGCGATTAATGTGGGATTCAGCCTGGCGCACCGACCTTCGATGGCCTGGTACAGTGCATCCCCGGCGCGGTCGGTCAGTTTCTCTTTGGCGAGATCCTCAAACAGAACCACAGCCACAGCCGAGACCTTTTTAATCCACTCCGGGCCGGTCCCTTGTAAGTATGACGCGGCTGTCTCATCCCCGAAAGAATTGGAGCTGCCGAAACTCAGCCACCGCCGACGCTCTTCGAAGTGCAGCCTGCGGAGCAGCTGGTATAGTATGCGCGTCTTGCACGTTCCCGGAGGGCCGAACAGGGCGATGCCGGTCGGGCCGTATTGCCAAGCCATAATTCTCTTGAGCAGGTGCTGGGGGAGTAATGATACATCGGTGCCCCGGTACAATGGGCGCACACGGCATATCCATTCATTCAGCACCTCCGGCGGGTAGTCATCTATTGGGTGGTTATCCATTTGGCCGATCTCCTAAATGTATTTCTTTCCGGGGATATCGAACGAGGTGCTTCCGAGCCAATCGCGGGGCGACCGTGGCGACGCCCGAAGGCTGTCATTCATGGCCTTCTCCACGGTGAGGAACTTCTTGGAGAACTCCCATGCGTTGCGAATGATCGGTGTGAACTTGGTCTTCTTGGGCAGGTGCTGGCAGTACCATCTGACTGCCTTGGTAATTCGCTGCTTGCTTATTTTATGGAGGAACGCCAGCTGGGAAAGCTCCTTGGCCCACTTGGCGGTTTGCCCTGGAGCGGGGCTGGACCCGTGCTCTTTTTGAATGGCGATTCCTAGCCTCTTGGCACTTCTGCCATACTCGACCATATATCTTGGAGAATGCACACCCGGCGTAGCCGGGTCGTCTTTAGACGACTGATTCTCTTTCCCCCTGATTCTCTTCAGTTGGGGAGGACACCGGTGTCCTCCCCTAGGGGAGGACACCGGTGTCCTCCCCGGAGGTGCAATTTCGGATAATTCATCGAATGTCTCATGCCAGATAAATTGGTATCTGTTGCTCTTATGCATAAGCCGATCTTTTCCATCCGGCACCGATCTTTGTAGAAATCCCAGCTGGCATAAACGTCCGATGGACCGTCTGGTATGCCTCTCTGATACACCTACCTCATCGGCAAGTGTTTCCTGTTTTGGGAATGCGATGCCATCTTTGCCTGCGTACTGACAAAGCCGCCCATACACCAGCTTGTCCACGGCTGTTAGCTTGGGGTTGCGGGCAAGGGCATTAGGTATAAATAACCCGTGCAGCACCCCGAATGGTGTGAATATCTGTCCTGCATTCATTATGTGCGACTCCTATTTATTATCCTTTATACCCTCAAGAAGCACTAGCAGATTTGCAAAGTCCACCTTGAAGTACACTTTACATGGCACCCCATGCTTCTTCTCTTGCAGCACGCCAAGTTTACGAAGCTTCTTCCTGGCCCCCTCCTGTTCAGTCCGGCTCATTCCGGTTTCGTCCGTCCATTGCTGGCGTGTTTTGCAAAACCAACCGCTGTGCTTTTTGGTTTTGTCCGAACAGCATACGCATTGCGAGAGCATTAAGGCCCCGGTAATACCAATGCCCAAGTCCACCAGGATGCGGCGGAACGCAATGCTTCTCTCGAGGAGGAGGCCGTGGACGTAAATCTCATCAGCATTCATTATGTGCGACTCCATTCAAAGAGAGCACGCCTCGGCGGGGGAAGCAGGAGTGTGGTGGGCGTCCCGCCGAGGCGTGTAATTCGATTTCTTAGTTTTATACACTGATCCTGCTTCCTTTCACATCGGCCCACCACGACCGTAGATATACTATCGTACCTCCAACCCCACCCGTCAACTAAAATCCCAACCGCCTCCGTATTTTCCTCGCGAGCTCCGGCGTGAAATCCCCCGGATCGGTTTGGAATCCCTCCACCACCTCCGTGGTGCCTGGGAATATACCGAGCCACCTCGCCAACCCAAGCGCCCTCTCCTGCGCCTTCGGCTCCGGGTCATAGATTATAAACCTTCGCTCGAAGTGCCGCAGCTGATTCGCCTGCTCCCTCTTCCAGTCGATGCCGAACGTCGCCACGGCCCCCGGGCCTAGACGCCAAACGCCAGTCACGCCCTCGACTATGATAACACCGTCCTCCCTCGTCTTGTTGATGCCGTAGATAAGGCTGCGGGGGTCTGCGGGTATATCCGCATGGTCGGTCATCCGGTACTTCGGCTCGACCCCCTCCCGGATCGTTCGCCCTTGGTACGCCACAACGCGACCACGGGCATCCTGGACGGGTATCACTATCCGCCAGTTCCATCGTGAGCTGAGGTGCTGTGTGCCGAGTAGGCCCCACTCCTCCTCCAGTGCCTTCGGGTCGAATCCCCTGCCACGCAGATACCATCTGTGGTGGTGCGTCATCGGCCCCATGCATGGCGGAGGCTTGCACGGCTTGCTGGTATCCCGTTCCGCCCGCGGGGTGAACGTCCCCGGCTTCTGGCATGCGCGGAGGGCCGCTTTGATAACTGCCTCATCATCCGTTCGTAGCAGGAGCCCTACCACATCCCAAACGCGCTTCCCGCCGCACCGCCAGCAGTTGAAGTTGCCCCGCTCCAGGTTAAAGCCCAAGTGCCAGACGTTCTTCTCGTGGCAAACCGGGCAGTCAAAGCTGCACCCAACCCGGACCACAGTGCTCACTACCTGATTCCAGATATGAGATGTGGTGGGCCTGGCAAAACCTAATAATGTCTAACATTAGAAAACCTCATTACTATATTGCACCATAAGGTGTATCACCACCGCCTGCATACTCTCGCCTTTAGTGGCGCAGGCCGCCTTGAATCGGGCTTTGATTCCTATCGGAACATCCCAAACCATGACATTGGTGGTATGGGGCTTCGGCCTGGTTCTGCTTCTGCGCCCCGCCTTCTTTTTCACTGTCTCCGTTGTCTGCATGTGATTCCTTTCGCTGGGTTCTTGAGGTATGAGATTACCTCCGTGGCGACCTGCTCCCCTTCATACCCGTCTACTACACGGTTAACAAGACGCCGCTTGGCCTCGATGACATCGAGCACGTGCTCCTCAATGGTGTTCTGAGCCACCATATAATAGATGTTGATATGCTTGGCCGTCTGGCCGATGCGCCGGATGCGGTCCTCGGCCTGGTCATGCTCGGCGGGTGTCCATCCGATCTCGAGGAACAGCTCATTTGCCGCCGAGTGTAGTGTGATGCCCTCTCCCGCTGATTTTATGTTTCCGATGAACAGCTGGCACTTCGGGTCGTTTTGGAATCGATCCACCGCCTCTGTTCTCTTGGGCCCAGAGACGCCCCCATAGACACAGGGAGACCCGGGGAACGCCTCTTGCAGCATCTCGACAACGGATCGGTGAATGGCGAAGATCACCAGCTTCTGGTCGGTGTCCTCGGTCCATTCACGAATCCACGTGATGGCTGTTTTCATCTTTCCCTCGGCGGCTATTCTTTTGAGGCCGCCGAGGCGCACCAGAGCCAGCGCTCCCGCGGCTCGGTTCGCGGCGTCCTCGCCCTTGCGGTCCTCCAACCACTGAAGAAAGTCAGCCTTGGCCTCCTCGTAATCCGCACGGTTGTCCACCTCCACCGGGATGGTTGTTCGGGTTTTTGGGGGCAGGTCTTTGAGAACCTCATCCTTCGTTCGACGGATCATTAGCTTAGACACCCGCTCGTGGAGTTCCTCGACGTGCGACGCCCCGTTGAAGTTCCAGTGGCCCCCGTACCCGATCTTTGGGTTGCAGTACTGCATGGCGTATTTCCATCTGGAAGGGAATGCTGCCGGTGCTATGAGGTTCAGCGCGGAGAAGAACTCGATGGGGCGATTGACGATTGGCGTGCCGGACAGGGCGATTACGTGTTTGGCGATCCGGCCTATCGATATGCACGCCCGTGTCCTGTTTGCCTTGTGGTTGGCAATGCGATGGCACTCGTCTATGACGAGCAGCCTCGGGCCCAGCGAGATCAGCCGGTCGGCCCAGTGCTGCAGGATGTCATAATTGATAATGGCAATGCCGCTCCGCAGGGTGCCGTGGTACGTTGATCGCCCCTCCAGCACCGTGGCGTCCATGTGCGGTGTATGCTCCCGTATCTGACGGAGCCAGACCTCTTTGACTGTGGCTGGGCAGACGATAATCGCGGGCCTGGCCTCCGGGTGGAGGCACATCCAGGCGATGGTTTCTAAAGTTTTGCCCAGGCCCATTTCGTCGCCGATAATAGCCCTCCCATTGAGTGCCTCCAGGAACCGGACTCCCCGCACCTGGAACCGCATGGGCGGTGTGCGGAGCGCCGCTCGGATTCGAGATCCTATCCCAGGCATGCATCCACCTCCGTCCAAACACGGTCGAAGTGATCCGACGTCCACCCCTCCGTACCTTCCAGGAAC